CTTTCAGCGTTGAGCTTGTTGGATCTGGCACTGCAGGAACTGCTCCTCAGTACGGCAAAGCTTTGAAGGCTTGTGGCCTGGCTGAAACTGTTGTGGCCAACACCAGCGTCACTTATGACCCTGTTAGCTCCAGCTTCTCTTCAGTCACCATTCACTACAACATTGATGGTGTCCGTCACAAGATGACTGGTTGCCGTGGCAGCGTTTCGCTGACTGCAAACGTTGGTGAGATTCCGACCTTGGACTTCACCTTCACTGGCATTTACAACGCGCCAGACGACACGGCACTGCCGACGCCGACCTACGCCAACCAAGATGATCCTCTGATCTTCAAGAACGGCAATACCAGCAGCTTCCAGCTCTTGTCGTATGCCGGCGCTTTGCAAAGCTTCTCTTTTGACCTAGGCAACACCACTACTTACCGCGAGCTGGTCGGCGGTTCCAAGGAAGTCCTGATTACTGATCGCGCAGCTTCTGGCTCTGTTTCTATCGAAGCAGTGCTTATGGCAACGAAGGATTACTTCGCTGCTGCTGTTGATGATGACGCTGCTCTGGGCAACCTGCAGTTCACGCACGGCAGCACTGCTGGCAACATCGTTCAGTTCACCTCTAGCAAGGTTGACATTGGCGATGTGGCTTACGGCGATTCTGACGGCATTGCAATGCTTGAAATTCCGTACACCTGCGTTCCTGATTCAGCAGCTAACGCTGAGTTTGACTTGATTTACACCTGATACAGGGCAGAAATCAACATAAGTGGGAGCCTTTGCGGGCTCCCTTTTTTTGTGTATGCTGAGCCGGCTTATGCACTTACCTAATGGCTTTTGTTCGTAAGAAGGTAAAAACCTTCAAGTGGCCTGTTGAAGTAAAAGAGCCCAGCGAGACTAAGCCCGGAAAATTTGACAGCCACGAGTTCACTGCGATCTTCAATCGTGTCGCTCGTTCTGTCATCACCAACATGGCTGATGAAGATGAGAATGCGTTGCTTGAATTGATCCTTGCTGGCTGGGAAGGTATCGAAGAGGAAGATGGCACTCCGATTGTGTTTGACAAGAAAACACTGAAGGAGTTCGCAGATGATCCGTACTGGATCAAGGCTGTGATCAATGCTTACACCGCTACCTATAACGAGGCTGAGTCGGGAAACTGAAAGATGCCGCCATCTATTGGGCTAGTGGCGGCAACCAAATAGAGGACAAGACGCATGATGATGCTGCAGCTTTTGGGCTGCAGCTGCCGCAGAAGAAGGAAGAGAAGCCAGAGCACTTCGAGGTATGGGAGGAAAACTGGGAAGCAGTCACGATGTTCCTGCGAATGCAGACGCAGTGGACTACATCGATGGCGGGCTATGTCGGCTTGAAATACGAGGTGCTGCTGGGTTCCGGCGGCTTATTTGACCTATACAATGTGGAAGATCGCCGCGACGTGCTGGAGCGCCTTCAGATTTTGGAGGCAACGGCCCTATCCGAACTGAGGAAACGCTCTGATGGCAAAGGCAATTGAAACGCTTTCCATCAAGCTTGAGTTCAAGGAGGCTGGCACTCAGCAGGTACTTGACAAAATCAGGTCGTCATTTAAAGGACTTGGCCAAGTAATTACAGGCAACACGAAACCTGCAATCCAGAAGCTTAGAAACGAGATAAACACTTTTGCTGCTACTGGCAACAAAAGCATTAGCACTATTGAGTCTCAAGTAACTGCACTTCGCGCTTTGCGGCGTGAAGCCGATATCAACAGCAAGGAGTTCAAGCAGTTAACAGCTGACATATCCAAATATGAGAAACAGCTAGGAAAAGCTCAGGGGCGCCGGCCTGCGCGAGGCGGTCGCGCACTTGCTGCAACACAGATGGCTGGCGCGGCCATTTCTGGCGGCATTTTTGGTGGCCCTGAAGGTTTTGGCGGCGCGGTTCTTGGCGGCGCTATTGGTGGCGTACCTGGAGCTTTCGCAGGCGCTGCGATTGGTGCTCAAGTTGGAATGATTAGGCAGTCTCTTGGCGGTGTTGCAGAGACTGTGGCTGAAATCAATTCAATGAAAATTGCGCTGGCAGGCGTCAGCGAAAGCGCCGAAGATTACAGGCAAAGTTTCAATAGTGTTATCGAGATCTCCAAGCAGTTTTTGTTCCCTGTAGACAAGGCTATTGGAGAGTTCACCAGATTAAAAGCAGCTGTGGTTGGCGCCGGCTTCGGCACTAAAGAGGCCACTGACGTGTTCAAAGGCTTTGCTGCTGCAATTTTGGCGACTGGCGGCAATTCTGAGAAACTAAGCGGGGCGCTTCTTGCTGCATCTCAGGTGTTCAGCAAGGGCAAGGTTCAGGCTGAAGAATTGAGGGGGCAAATTGGTGAAAGATTGCCAGGTGCTTTTACTACTTTTGCTCAGTCGATTGGAGTATCTTCTCGTGATCTTGACGACATGCTTCGCAAGGGAGAGGTGAGCACTGAGAACTTTGTCGAGTTCACTCGCACCTTGTTCTCAAGGTACGAAAAAACTGCCGAGACTCTTGGAAGCTCACCCGAAAAGGCAGGTCAAAGGTTGCAGTTGGCGCTCAGCCTTGCGACGCTTGAGTACGGCGGATTCTTCCAGAAAGTTGGAGCAGGTTTCCAAGATTATCTGACAAATCTTGTTAACTTTGCCGTCAAAAATAAGGAGACCTTCAAGAAGGTTACAGCGAATGTTGTCGTCTTCGCTCAAGATGTAAAAGATGTTGTAAAAGGAATCGTTGACCTCGCCAAAGAAGCATTTGGCGGTCTTTTCAGTTTTCTTGGCAATGCGCTAAAAGTCTTTGCTCAGCAAATTGTGATGCCTTTCGTCAACACAATAATTGCTGCGATAAATAGGATTGCTAATCGAGTCAAGCTTGGCCAAGCGGAAAGAAAGCTTGGGGGAACATTTGGCAGAGCCGGTGAAATCAGGCTTGAGGAACTTGAGAAATACAAGACAGAAGAGGGCATAACAGCTCCCGGCAGGGCTGGTGTTTCTTTGGCTGGTGGCGATGAAATTGAGCGAAGGGCACAGCAAAGAATTCTTGAAGAGGCCGGCATGGGTCCGAAGTCAAGGGAAGACCGTTTCGATGCAGCCTTGGCAGGCCTTGATAAAGCATTCGCACAGTTTGATCCCAAGAGTTTTGGCACAAGTCTTGGCGACAAGCCGCTTCCAGGCGGAGACACCGGAGGCGACACCGGCAAGGGCACCAAGAGCACTTTGGCTCGCAGGGTCGAGCAGGCTCAGGCACTCGAAAGTCGCATGCAGCGGCAGCTACTTCTCTCACAGCAGCAAACTCAACTTGGACGCTTCCTTGCGCAGCAGGACAACAAGCGATCTGCACTGCAAGAGAAGATCGCCAAGCTGAAGAAAGGAGAGGTCAGTGATGAGCTGAAGCGGGCTACTGCCTCAGCTGTGAGTCTGCAAAACGAACAGCTGGCGCTAGATCTCAAGAAAAAAGTAAGTGAACTTTCCGAAAAGGCCACACAGGATTTCGATAAAGCTATTAAGGGAATTGCCGACAAGGTAAAAGAGGAGACAAGATACGCAGAACTGCTTAAGAAAGGCATCAATCCTGAGCGAGCAAAAGAAATCATCAATCTCGAAAAACTCAAGAAGCTCGCTCTAGAAGAGCTGGACATTCTTATCGACCAGATGAGAGTTAGAGTCGCAAAGAAAGAAGCGACTCAGGAAGAAATTGACTTGCTTGATGAGCTGCTTAAAAAGCGCAAGGACGTTGAAGAAACCGACCCAGAAGACACAACAAAGCCATTAGAAAAAGCAAGGAACGAATTTGAGGAATTCAAGGACGTTTTCAAGAAAGGGCTAGAAGAGATGACTCAGATTGGTCCTCAGCTAGCCAATGTTGCACTAAGTGCAATTGATAGTGTTACGGATGGAATTGTCCAGTTGATCACTACTGGCAAGGCAAACTTTAAAGAAATGGCCGCATCGATTTTGGCTGATATTGCTAAAATCATGATTAGGTCTGCGATTGCAAAAACGCTTCTAAGCTTTTTCCCCGCGGCTAATGGAGCTGTACTTGATGCTGGTCGTGTCAAGCCATACGCACAGGGCGGAGTTGTTAGCAGGCCCACTGTCTTCCCGATGGCTAATGGTGACGTAGGCCTAATGGGTGAAGCTGGTCCTGAGGCGATCATGCCGCTGAAGCGTGGTCCTAATGGGCGTCTTGGCGTTGAGGTCAACAATCAAGGCAGCGCACGAGAGGCCATGAATCGTTATTCACGTCGTTCTACTGCTGCTGGTGGCGGCGGCATGAGCGTTGAAGACGAGGCGATCGCTGCTCAGTCTGGTGGGCCCATTGCAATTGATGTTCGATACAACGTCGAGCGCATTAACAACGTGGATTATGTGACTGCATCTGAGTTCCAAGCTGGAATGCAGCGTGCAGCAAGCCAAGGTGCAATTGAAGGTGAACGCAGGACAATGAGATCGTTGCAGCATTCATCTGCTACTCGTAGGAGAGTTCGGGTCTGATGGAATTTCTTTACGGACATCTGCTGGAGGTTGGCCGCAGTGGCCAGCTCAACCAGTACAAATTTCAAAATTATGCTGTCGGGCAGAACGTTAGTGACTACTCGTTTGTGCCGTTTTCATTCGGCGGAGGAGTTGCTTCATTGAAGGGTGACAATCTCGAAGCTACGCTCCAGTTTGGCAACACAGAGATCACCCGTAACTTTGTTGTGGAGGCTCTTGACAACATCTATGTGGCCAAGGTCAGCACTGTTTTGTGGAACTCTTCTACCTACGCGGTTGAAAGGACTTTGTACGAATATTTCGGCTCTTGCGCATCTGGCGGCTGGAATGAATCTACGATCCAAGTTCAGTTAACGTCAGTTCTTGATGCGGTCGAGACCAACGTGCCTGGGCGCAGGCTGTACAAACAGCAAGTAGGCAATATTCCGTTCACAGCACAGGTCAATGTGTAGTGATCTGATCGGGCGAAGCTACAGCTATGGCAAGGATGATTGCATTCATTTGGTGATTGATGCTCTTGATCGCATAGGCATCAAAAACCCCGGGGTCAAGAAGTCTTGGTACGCAATGACGCCCCGACAGGTGTTGAGAGAGCTGAATCATTATTGTGAGCGACTTGATCGCCCTAGTTATGATGGCGACATAGCATTGCTGGACGTTAGGCCGCTGGCCTTCGGAGTTTTATGGCAGAACGGCGTCCTCTACATCAACGACTCAATTTCCGCAGTGGATTGGAAGCCGGTGGACAGCCTTATGATCCGCCGCTCTTACCGTACGAAAAATCGCTGATCGATGCGATTGGTTGCAGTGAAGATGAATATCGAGAGTTTGTACGTCACGCAATGCTGCGGCAACGTGTGCGCCCGGCTGAATATGACCGGATTCCTGATGTAGTCAATGTCCCTGTACCAGTCATTCTCACTCAGCTTGCAATTGGCTTGCTTTTGGCTGGTGCGGCTTATTTGCTGACACCCAAGCCAGAAATCCCAGACGATTCAAAGAACAAAATAAAAGGCAAAAAACTTGCTGATCAAGTCGGGCCAACTCGCTTCAACCAAACAACTAGTTTCGACAACACGCCAAGTCTTGCTGAGCTGAATAGTCCTATCCCAATTCCATTTGGCAAGCGGGGCACTGGAGCGGATGGTGCTTTGACTGGCGGATTGATTCTTGCGCCAGCTTTGGTTTGGTCTCGCCTGTACGCATACGGTGCTTATCAAGCGTATGAAGGTGTTTACGTCGCAGGCGAATTCGGCTTGGACGCTCCAGAGCTGGGAGGTGTGCTGCTTGGTACGTCGGCTTTGAGTGCATTGGGCAGCCGTGATTTTGCGCTGTACTGGTCTTCAAAGCAAGGCAATAATCGTCCAGCATCACCAGCATTGCTTGGAACTGAAGGCCCTGGTGCAACGGCAACAGTTGGAAGGCAGATCTTTACTGCTCCAACCAAAAACGGCCAGTTCAGCAATGATTTCTCGATGTCATACACGCCAAGTGGTGACACCACGTTTGGCACTGGAACGCCGATCGAGAA